AAGTATTTTCTCTATGGGCTTGTCCCAATAGCCATTAGAGTCAAACTTATTATCTGCTATTGATAACATATTACTGGTAATTTTAGCCCAAGATCATTGCGGCTACAAATGCATCATCTTGGCTGGCTGCTTCGATATTGGCTCTTGCCTGTGCTTTTTGATTGGTAGTTAACGTCTGACTTGTATAATTGACAGAGTAAGCAGATCCGCCTCCACCTCCTCCGCCTAACACACTATTCCCACTGGAGTCTGTGATATCTCCGCCTGGTGGTAGTTGTAATATGCCCTGAGATTTAAAGTACCAAGAACCTGTGTTTGCTCCAATGATCACGGCATTGAAGTTTTCAGTTGTTATTGGATCTTGGTCTGGAGGAAGTTCTAATACTTGACCATCTTCTGATAGTAGCAGATTACCAATGCTAGTAACAACAAACGTCTGTGTGGTTACTGTAGTTTCTGCATTTACAACAAGGTTATCTACTGTAAGTGTACCTGCGTTGTCTAAGGTAGCAGTATAGCCGTTATTAACTAACTGATAAGGAGCAACGCCTGCGGCCTGTGCTACCCAACTTAGATTGCCACTGCCGTCTGTTTGTAATACATAGCCGTTGGTGCCGCCTGTCGGAAACGGCTGTAGGGTTACTATTGATTCTACTGCTGATACGGATTTCTTAAGGTATACTCGCCCGTCATAGGTGTTTAAGGCTATTTCACCTAATGCTAAGTCTGCTGTTGCTGGTACTCTGCCCGCAACTGCACTTCGTTTGAGTTTAACGACGTTTGCCGCTGTAGCCATGTGGCATCCCTTTATAATCCGCTATATAGCGAGGAAAATCTGTGTGAGTATATACCCACACAGTATTTATATTTTAATAGGAGCCGCCGTCTAGGTCGCCCCAATAAGGAACGCCGTCTTGTAGCTGTAGAGTTTGACCGTTAGTGCCTGCGGTCAGTTTTGAAAGTGTATTAGCGGCACTTGCGTAAAGGAAATCACCCTTGGAATATGTGGTAAACCCAGTACCACCGTATGCACTGGCAATAGCTGTACCTTGCCATGTACCTGTAGAAATAGTACCTAGCGTAGTGATTGTGTTTTGTCCAACATAGCTAGTGCTGATATCAATAGCATCAGCTGTAACACTAATTCTGTTACTTGTACCAACTACAGCAATAACACCGCTGGTATATGTTAAACCATCACCTGCTACTGAACTTGCTAACTGTACATTATCGCCAGATATTTCAATACCGTTGGCAACATTTACAAATAGCGTATTACCAGTTTTGCCTAAACCATCTCCTGCTGTGATTGATCCTGCACCACTGAACTGTACAAATGACAATGCTGTTGTGTCTAATGTGATAGCGCCATCTGTTGACAATACCCAACCACTGTCAGAGTAAACAGTACCTTCTTCAACAAAGGTAAACATTCCGCTAGTAACTTCGCCTGTTGGTGTATTATCTGCATCTGTTGATCTAGTCCATGCACCTGTAGCAACAACATAGATACCGTTTTCTTTGGCAAGAGTTTGGTTCTTAACTAAAACACGATCGCCAACTGACAGTGCAACATCGTCAATAGTTTGTGTATTAGTCAGTGTAATGTTGGCTGTTGTTGCCGCACGTACTGAACCCTTAACATCTAATCCTGTACGGTTTGCATCAACGTATGCTTTGGTTGCCGCATCAGATGAGTTAGTTGGCTCAGCTAGGTTAGTGATTCTAGCACTGCTGACATTAACAGTACCAGAGCCGTTTGGATCAAGTACAATATCACCATTGCTGTCTGTACTGCTGATTGTGTTGCCAGCTACGCGAATATTGCTGACGTCAACTTGGGTCAAACCAGCTAATGTAGTACTACTTGATCCTAGACTAATGCTGGTTGTACCAACTGTTACACTGCTGTTAGCTAAAGCTGTGTTTGGAATAGCTGTGAAGCCAACTCCAATACTACCGCTTGTTAATGCGCCAACTGTGACAATGCTACTTGAACCTGCTGCCGGTGCCGCACCCACTGAACTGTAGTCGATGGTTTTAGCTGTTGTACCATCAAATGAACTGTTTAGAGCTGTACCGCCACTTGCGGCAAATGTCAAGGAGTTAGCAACTTTATCAGCAGTACCTGCTGTGCTGGCTTTACCACTAATGTTAACTGCTAGACTTGTTATAGAACCACTGGCTGCACCCAACGATACACTCGTGGTACCAATGAAGAAACTGCTGTTGGCCAACTGTGTATTACTGACTCCAGCTGTCTTGATAGTAACATCACCGCTGGTTACATCAAAACTAGCTGTGTTAAATGTAGCAACACCTTTTACACTTGCGGTAGCTGTTGCTACGCTGATTGCTACATTATTATCTGTTACTGCTGTGGTGATTGCACCACTGCCTGAAAACGTTAATGTATCACTGCCCAATGCAACACTATCAGTTCCTGTGGTACCAGCTATGTTAAGTGTGGTACTGATTGTTGCAGTTGTTACATTGGTAACTAATCCCTTGGCATTGACTGTGACTACTGGTATTGCTGTTGAACTGCCATAAGTGCCAACGGCAGTATTAACAGTTTTTAAAGTAAAATCTAAAGTACCTAAGGCGTCGTCATATGTTGCCGCAAGGTCAGTTTCTACACCAGAAATCATTGCCCCAACAATGTCTTGTATTCTTTCTTCTTTAACTGTAACAACTCCAGTGGTAACTGTAAAGTCTGTTGCATCAAAACTGGCAACACCAAGCACTGAACTAGTTGCTGTGGCTACACTGATTGCTACTTGATTATTTGTTACTGCTGTACTGATTGCACCTGAACCTGCAAATGTCAATGTGTCACTTACTAGATTAACACTGTCAGTACCAGTAGTGCCTGCAATAGATAAACTTGCCGCAGTGGCAGCCCAACTTGCTACTCCACTACCGTTGGTAGTTAATACATAGCCTGCTGTACCGTCAACTCTTGGTATTGTGTATGCGCCGGCAATACTGACTAAACCACTACCGTTAGGACTTAGTGTTATGTTAGCATTGCTTAGAGTGTTAATAGTTCCGGGAACTGTTAAATTGCCATTGTTGTTTAATGTTACAGTATTGGTTGCTGTTCCGCTTGTGCCCACTACTAGATTAACTGTGCCGCTTCTTAACTGTTTTAGATCTGCGGTTGTGTCAGCAAGTATAAGATTACTGCCATCAAAAGCGCCACCAGCAATATAGTTGCTCGAAGCAAGTTGAATCATATTGCTGGCAGAAGATAATACAAGATTGCCCGAGGCACTACTGAATGTGTTACCGTTTAGCGATAAGTTATCAACTAGAAGTTCGTCTAGTTTTTTGTTACCATCAACTACCAGTGCTGAACTGGCTGTTAGTACACCACGTTCGTGATCCAGCATGTCGGTAAAATACTTGCCGCCTATAACAATGATATTGTTGGCATTGCCTGCGCCGTTTACGCCATCGGCACCAATGAATAACCTGTCGCCGCCGTTGCTAGTAGGATTACCACTGGCAGTTAAGTAGCTGTAGGCTAATTCACCTAGTTTTAACGAGGCCGGTGCACCACTTGTGCCCGAACGTTTAATCTTTATAATATTTGCTTCATTAGCCATTTAGACCGCTCCGTTTGTTAGAAAAATCCGCCATCCATTTCATCGGATCTTAAACTTCTTATTGTATCCCATCGTTCACTTGCGGCATTATAGATCAACAATGCACCATCATTTAATGCCGCACCACCCGCTGTTGAATTAACATCTGGAATATCCTTCACTGTATTTATTCCAGCCCCCTTACTTACGCTGATTGCGCCAAACTCATCTATTGCAACGTTTGTACCAGCTTTTACCACACCTAATGAGCCGGTTGTTGCTATGGGAACACTGACAGTTCCATCAACTGTAACATTTACATTGGCGCCAACAATAACACCGCCAATGGTAGTGGTTGTAGCAGGCGCTATTGTAAGATTAGGATCAATCCACTCTACATCATAATCTACACCTGTTGCTTTTGCTAAAACCTGTCCTTCTAATCCGCCTGTTGGAAGGGCATTTAGATCTACTGGTTGTCCAGTGACCGGGTTGATTGCATTGACAGTTCCAGCAACAACTAGGTTAACTGGAGCACCGTTATTAGTAATAGATAGGCTGTTAGTTATCCCATCTACACTGATTCTAACACCACTGACGTAAAGCGATCCAGGACCAACAAATACGTCTTTCCATTGTTTTTCTACTGTTCCTAGTGAGTAGACGTTATCTACCGCAGGAACAATGTTTTGAGCAACAGCACTTAGATCAATGTTAGCATTTACGCCATCGGTTATCAGAGTATTGATAGCATTATTAATGCCACCTAGTTCTGCAACAAATGTATCGAAGTTGCCGTTGATCTTACGAAAGGCTTCGCGAACAGTATCGCCATCTCTGGCGTTGGGTGTGCCTAAATTGATTGTTTCGATTGCCACTTTATGCTCCTGCCATGCTCTTTATCATATTTATTACAATCCAAATCTTGTTTTCAAAGCGTTATAGGTTGATGCTACTATATAATCGTGAAGATTTAAGTTACCAATCTTTCCTTGAAGGCCGCCAGTTCCGCCCATGTTAGTAGTGTCATAACCGCCTACAGCAAAATGTACACCACCCTCATTGGCTTGTGGTGTTATTCTAGTGTATGTTGGGGTTCCTGTTGTAGCAACGCCATTTAACTCAAATGCGTGAGTTCCATCAGCACGTTCAATAAAGTAAATGTGGTTCCACTGATTTAGGTCTACGGTATTTGTTGATGTGATAATCTGCTCCCCCTCATGACCTTGCCAGAATCTTGCTTTGATATTGCCAGTACTAGATATTTCTAATAGCGTAGTATGATAGGCCAGATTAAATGCCGGCTGTGATAATTCGGTTAATAACTGTACTGTGTAAGCAGTGGGATAGAACCAAAAGTCAACAGTGATAGTAGTTGACTGCCAAGCGTTGGGTATTTCCAAATCTGTGCTAAACATCGCAGTTGTGCCGTCGAAGTCGTATGTCTTACCGGTACCGCCATCTGGATATGTGTAAGTGGGATTTGACGGGGCTGGGTCTGAAAATGTACTGCCCGAGGCAAATACATTATTGATAAGCCATCGGTTATCATTGCTAGAAAACTCAAAATCATTTTGTGAGCCTGCTGTCCAAGGACGACCAAGGACTAGTCCGCTAGTGTTTGGATTATCGTCTGCACCGGGTACATTGCCGTTGTAGGTATCTGGCAGTTGTGTAATCTTGTAAGTATTTCTAACACGATAGTAAGGTTTGGTAGTATCTCCGCCTGCCCTTCGTTTAGTTTGAGCCAGTTCAAGTTTAGCTAACTGCCTTGCCTGTTTACTGACCAATATTAAAGTTAATATCAAAACTGCGTCTTTTTGTATATTATAGTAAGACAAAACTTGATCGTTATCTAATACTGTACCATTAAAAGTCAATTGCTGTTTAATTAGTGCAATTCCTCGTTGGTCTTGGATCTTTGCCTTAACTCCCACAACGGTATCAGACGATTCGACATCTAATATTATTGTAGATACTCCGTATTGAACAGTTATTTGCATACCCATTTATTTTCCTCGATATGGTATTTATGCTTAAATATTCTATATGAAATCTGTACTGATGATACATGAGATTACTGAAGAATTGTTCAACTTGCCCCTAGCTAATTATCTGCTGACTTTTGACGATGGTACTCAAGATCACTGGCAATATTTTGAACGAATACGGGCTATTCCCACAGAAAAAATCTATTTTATCATTACAAATCGTATTGGCACAGCCGGATATCTTAGCCTAGAACAAGTTAAACAAATGAGTTTAGATCCCACAGTCGCTATTGGCGGGCACAGTCACGATCACATTAGATTAAACACGCTTAACACGCTGGCTGAAAAACTAGCACATATTAAACAAGATACTGAACAATGCCTATCTTGGTTTGAAATACATTTAGGACAAGCTCCCAGTACATTTTGTTTGCCTTACAATGAAGATATCGACGGGATATATACCGCGTGGCTTAGGAGCAAAGGGATTAGCAAGATCTATGCTAGCGAAAGGACTGCCTGTGAG